AAAACAAATATATAATTTTAGAATAATGTCAAAAATAAAAATATTAAATTTATCTGGTTACACATCACCTGTAATTGAAACAGTAAAAGGGGAAGATTATGTGACATATGGTGCAAACAATTCGTATTTCCAATATTTAATTGACAGGTTTACAGGTTCACCAACAAATAATGCACTTGTAAATGGAATCAGTCAAATGGTATATGGCAAAGGAATTGATGCCACAGATTCATCACACAAACCAAATGAATTTGCAAACATGAAGTCCTTGTTTACAGATGATTGTGTCAGAAAATTGGCATATGATCTTAAACTGATGGGACAGTGTGCAATTCAAGTTGCTTATGACAAAGAAAGAAGAATTGTTGAAGTTGGACACATTCCTGTTGAAACATTGGCAATGGAACAATGTGACAAAGAAGATGGTGAAATAAAAGGATTTTATTATTGTGGTGATTGGGCAACCAAAAAACCCAATGATGAATTGAAAAGGATTCCTGCATTTGGAACATCAAAGGAAGCAGTCGAGATTCTTTATGTCAGACCATATGTTGCAGGACATTATTATTTCAGTCCTGTTGATTATCAAGGTGGTTTGCAATATGCAGAACTTGAAGAAGAAATTTCAAATTATCACATCAACAATGTTCAAAATGGTCTTGCGCCTTCGATGTTAATTAATTTCTCGAATGGTGTTCCAAATGAAGAAGAAAGGTCAAACATTGAAAATGCTATTCAGCAAAAATTTACAGGAAGTTCCAATGCAGGTCGCTTTATTTTAAGTTTTAACGAGAATGCAGAAAGTGCGAGTACGATTGAACCTGTGCAATTAAGTGATGCACATAACCAATACCAATTCCTTTCCGATGAATCAATGAAAAAAATTCTGGTTGCACACAGATGTGTGTCACCAATGTTGTTGGGAATAAAAGACAACACAGGGTTGGGAAACAACGCAGATGAATTAAAAACTGCATCAACTTTAATGGACAACATTGTAATACGACCGATTCAAGACCTTTTGTTGAATGCAATGGACACAATACTTGCATGTAATGGAATCGCTTTGGATTTGTACTTTAAAACGCTTCAACCACTTGAATTTGCAGATTTACAGAATGCACAAAGTGGTGAACAAATAGAAAAGGAAACAGGGGAAAAACAGGAAAATGATGAAACGACAATAAATGAAGTTGAATTTGATAAACACAATCATGACCACATCCAACTTTCAGAAGAAGAACAGGATGATTTATTTGTTGAACTAAACAAAGCAGGAACAATTGGTTTGGAAGGATATGAATTTGTTGCAGAAATGGATGAAGACACAGACATTTCCAATGAAGATTGGGCAAATTATTTAATAAAAGAAAATCCAACAACCTTAAACAAACTAAAAAAGGCAATTGGTTTAAATGAACAGTACGTTGATTCACGAAGAAATGGTTCTGAATGGTCAAGTTTAGATTCCAAAAATGGTCTTTATAAAATAAGATATAAATATGCAAGGGGAATGTCTGGTTCTGGTAAATCAAGAACATTTTGCAGAAACATGATGAACATGTCAAGGGCAGGAATTGTGTGGCGTATTGAAGATATTGAAAGAGCATCTTTCAAAGACAATGTGAATGTGGAATTCAGACATAAACCATCAATTCGATACAACATTTTTGAATTAAAAGGCGGTGTTTACTGTCAACATAAATGGGTGCGTGTTCTTTATAGATTGGCATCCAACACAGAAGTGTCCAAAAATCTTGGAAACTATAATAAAACTAAAACAATTCCTTCATCTTATTTGAAAAATCCGCGTGGTTCAGCAAAGGCAAAAATTGCGACAGATAGACAAAAAGGAAGGGGACAATGGAATCCAAAAAAATAACAAATTAAGATATGGCAACCGCACTTTTTATATCAAGGGAAGATTTAACAAGAAACACAATTGTTTCTGGTTCAGTGGACACCCAAAAATTTATTCAATTTATTCGTATTGCACAACAGATTCATTTGCAGAATTATTTGGGGACATCATTATATGATGCAATTAGTGATAAAATCACCACCAACACCTTAACAGGGGATTATTTATTTCTTGTGGATCACTATTTAAAAGACATGTTGATTCATTATGCAATGGTTGATTATCTTCCATTTGCATCATATACAATTGCCAATGGTGGTGTGATGAAACACAGAAGTGAAAATGCAGAAACTGTTCCATCAACAGAAGTTGACACAATGATTTCCAGACACAGACAATTTGCACAATTTTACACAAGAAGATATTTGGATTACATGTGTTATAATTCAAACTTATATCCAGAATATAACAACAATGATGCAGATGGAATGTGGCCGGATTACAGTGCAGATTTTACAGGTTGGGTTTTATGATGGGACACTTTGGAAATAATGCAATTGAAATGACAAAAAAAAGAAATTCAAAACCTAAACAATTAAATGTAAGGTTATTAAAACAATTTTTAAATAAGATAAAAAATGGGATGGACAACAACAATGACAATGGAAAATGTCAAAATAATATATAATTATGGCAAATAACAATATTGGTTGGGGTTCAATATATGCCACTTCATATTGGGGACTTCCAACACAAACAGGATGGGGCGATATTTATTATAATGATGCAAATCCAACACCACCTGCGCCACCAAAATCTGAAAAATTACATTTTGTTGTTGACACTTCACTAAGCAATATAAATTCGGCAAAATTTGCTAAATGGCAGGGAACAGGATGGAATTATGATATTGAATGGGGTGATGGAACAACACAAACAGGTTTGACAGGAACATCATCACACAATTATTCTGCGCCTGTTGGTGCATCATATGAATTGTTTGTTTCTGGAAATGTTCCACAACCATTTTCGGCAGGAATATTTTTGACTGATGCAGAAGCATTGCAAATCACAGAAATTAAAAGTTGGGGAACACTTGAATATTGGACATTGACCTTTGCATTACAAGACACAGGATTGACAACATTGGACATGTCTGGATTTACTTGGATTAGTGGTGCGCAAGGAAATGCATATTCACTTTGTGGAAATTGTAGAAATTTGACATCAGTGAATATGAATGGAATTATAAATTCAGAAAGAACAACTTCATTGGGTTCTGCATTTCAATCTAATTTTACAAATCTTTTAAGGTCAATTGAATGGGGTGATTTCAATTTTAGTGGTATTGACACAGGGGGTGCATTGTCAATGTCTGGAAATGCGGTTGAAATAATGACACCAACACAATATGATTATCTTTTAAATAAATTAGTTAATACAACATTTACAAGTGTTGGAAGTAGGTCTTTGACTGTTGGTGCATCAAAATATAATTCTGGACAAGGCAAAACAGACAGGGACACATTGGTTGCAAATGGTTGGACAATTACAGATGGGGGACAAGTTTAAAAATAAATTATGACAGACATAAAAAATTATAATGGTTTTTATATTGTGTGGGAAAATGAAATTCCACATTATTATTTTTCAATTACAGATATTCAAGAATTAACCACTGAATTAACTGTGACATTATATGACACAGAACAGGAATGGTTGGATGAACTTGCAAAATATGACATTGATCCTTATGCACCACCAACACCAAACACAGAAGAATAATGGCAAAATTAAGTTGGAAAAAAGCATTAATAGAAAAGGCACACACATTTATGGATTATGTGGTTGGATGGCGTGGTTTTTACACAACAGAAGATGTTGCAACAAAACAAGCATCAAACACATGGGTTGTTCCACAAAAATTGACAGAAGTTCCACAACAATCAATGGGAACATATTTTGATTCGTGGTATAATTTACCATACATGGTGGGATATTCTGGTTCTGAATTAAGATATCGTTATCCTGCAAACAATCAAGGATATGAATTTTTAAGAAATTTTAATGAAGGACAACAAAATCAAAACCAAGTTGTCAAAGTTGATTACAGAAACAATTCTGCAATGAAATGGGGAAGCACAAATGCAG